CTTGTAGTCCTCGGCCAACTGTCCACCGAAGCGCATCCGCAGAAGGAAAAGCTTCTGATCCGTTTCCGCGTATAGCTCATCCAACACCCTCACCGTCATGCCGACTCTTTCGGCCATGATGTAGCCGCGCATATCCCCGAACGCGATGGGATAGGCATTGGTCGTGATGGTCGGCGCCTGCTCGGTGATGACGAGCGGCATTCCCAGCAGTTTCGGCTGGAGGATCACCGAGCCGTCCTGCTGCACGCTGCCGAGGCCGCCGCCGAACATATCCGATGCCTGCCACATGAAGCGCCCATTGCCGTCCACGAACTGAGCGATCTGCCGGCCGGAATCGGACGACATGATGAATTTGCCGTTCTTCCGGTATTGCGCCGGCGTCTTCCAGTAGAGATCGGATAAGCCTAGCGTGGTCGCAGTCGCGGCGGCGCGCGAAACGATGGCCGCTGCCTGTGCGGTCAGGTTGGTGAACAGTCCTTCCGGCTGGCCGCTGCCCGTGCCCTTCGCGATGTAGTATTCCACGTCCTGCATGATGTTCTCGCGGAACAGATTCGCGGTGAAGCCCATCACGTCTACGGCGGAATCTTCGATGAGCGAGTTGCTGATGAGCTGCGAGGCCAACGCCAGGTTGACCGGGATGCGCGCCTCGCCAAAGGTCTGGTCGGTGACGCGGTGAGTGGTGGCGCTCGCGGGCACTTCGCCCGTGAAGACCAGGCGATGCGGCGCGGTGTAGATGTCGTCGGTCGTGTAGTTCACCTTCGGCCACACGATGATGTCGCGCGTGGTCGGCTGCCGGCGCACCACGTCGGCCAGGCCCATGAGGCCCGGTTCTTTCTTCAGGACTTCCGCCTGGAATTGTTCCGGCGCGAGGAACCCGCCGCCGGTCGCCGATGTCTCGCCGAGCGCCTTCATCGAATCGGCGGCTTTGATCGCGCCTTCCTTCAGCATCTTGCGGTCGTTGATCGCCAGCCCAGTGACGCCATGCCGCAGGTAACTCTCAAACGCGGACTTATAGGCGGACTTGGCAACCGCGTCCTGCGCGCGCAACTCCTGGTCGCGGTCTTCCGGCCCGGTAAGTTCCTGCGAAGGCGGAACTTTGAACGAGGCCTTCACGGCACTCTTGCCGTCCGAACCTTTCATCCAGGATTTGAGCGCCAACCCATCCTCGAGGATGGTGAATTTCTCGCGGAGTTTCACGCCTTCATCCACGAGAGCCTTGTAACCCTGCAGGTCTGCGTCGGTTTTGCTGTCCGAGTTTTCGATGGTCGCCATTTCACCGGCGATGGCCCGCAGCCTGTCGTTGATCGATTTCATTTCGTCCATGTGACACCTGCTGCTCTCTTAACTAGTTGTGCTTGGATAAGTAGGTCTTCGGGTATGCCCACGCCGGGCCTGTCCAGGCCGCTCGCACCCGTCCGGGCGCGAGCCGGGTCAATCCCGATGGACTTCCAGTAAGGCGAGCCGACATCTAACATTCTCGGCTCGGCGGGCGTAGTGGTCAGGGCTGACCCAAACCAGGGCCACTGCTTGAGCCACACGGCCTTCCCCGCCTTTTCGCGGATGACGTACTGCTGGACGCTGTCAGATGACGTTCCGACATTGCGTCCGGAGATAAGCTTGTCTATGGCCTTGCGGTAGGCGTGCGCGCGCTTGAGCTGCGCGTTGTACCAGCGGCCAATATCATCGTCTCCCCACTCCAGAATTTCCCCCACAATGGGACTCGACTTCAAAGCCGGGTCGAGCGCGTGATCCCACGTCAATGGCTTCGCGCTCTTGCCGATCACGGCATCCCAAAAGTCTGTCTTGGGCAGGAAAAATTCCGCTTCCACATCCGTGAGTTTCGGATCGCCCCATAGCATCGTATATCCATGAATGCCATCCTGCCCAACCGACTTCACGGCCACGACATCACGTAACCACTGCTCATCATGTGGTAGGTGAAGAGACCTGACATAATTCAGAGACAGCATCGCGGGCGCGGTTTCTGTGGGCGCAATCATGATCGCGTCCATCATTTCCTGACACTCGCCTTCGCAGTGCTTTATGAGTTCCATCGTGACCTTGCACAGCGCCATCGCTTCGTCCATCTCGCCCTCGGCGCATTCATCCTGACACATGGACGCGAGTTGTGAAATGACGGCGCAACACTGTTGAATGTCCCAGCCCTCGTGAACGGCGTACGCGACCGCGCCCATGTCCTGCATCGCTTTGATGGCACTCTTGCTCTGCGCTTCCGGCGCACAATCCGCACCGCAGGCTACGGCGCTGTCGTGGATGCCCTGGATATGCTCCTGGTCGGTCTTGGAGTGCCGCGCGCCGACTTTGGCCGCCGCTGATTTCTTGTTCACGTGATCTCTCCACATGGAATTGCAGATGGCCGCTGCCTGCGGGCCGTTCTTGGCTGTGCCTTCGTCGAGCACGACTGGCACGCAGCGGGCCACGAAGTCTTTTCTTTTCTCGCCGGGTTTTACGTTTGGCAAAATAACCTAACAAAAAAGCCCGCCGCCCCCGATCTAGTCGGGGGCAACGGGCCGAGTGCGGCTCGCGCCGCGCTTTCTCTTTCCGGGTTATGTGATTGGTAAAAGTATAAACCTAATCGGGTGCGGGCGCAATAGAACCGCTGGTTTGCATCGAAACTTTCGTCTTCATCAATTCCCACTCCTCGTCCGGGATGCGCTCCATTTTTTTGCCATCTACAATTCGATAATGTCGTACGACTATTTGACTTCTGTTCTCTTTAAACACACCCGAAATAGTAACCAGGTCGCCTATCCCCAGTGAACTCTCAAGCCTGCAAAGATCGCGCGGATATGAAATTCCAAAACGCGATGTCACCTGCTCTTCTTCCGGCGTCTCCAATGTCACCCTCCACGTCCGCAAGTCAACGCGCGCGACGGCGGGGGCGGTCCCTTGCGCGGCCACATTCGCCAATTGCTGTAGGCGTGTGAGTGCAGCGGCGATGGACTTAGAGACGACGAGCGTGCTATGCCTATTCTCTTTCAGTGCGGCTTCAAGCGTGCTGGTGCGAATCCACTCCGGCGGCATGTTGAATTGATATTTCATTTCATCCACATCGTTTATCAGTTCTTTGCTGATGTTTTTTTCCACTGCCCCGTCCGAATTGAAAACCAAAGGCTTCGCAGAAGTATAGCGAGGTACTGCCACCGACCGCATAGATAAGCGCCAATCCAAGTCCTGTGCTCATGATGCACAAAATCAGAACATGTCCAGACGGACTTAATTTTGCGCCGACGAGAAAAGTGACCTTCAACAATTGGATAGCCAAATAATGTCTTCACAGTCCCACCGCCTCTATCGTATCCTGCGTGTCGTGATCCAGCTTGACAACGAGTTTTTCCGCCACTTCTTCGACCCTCTCAGATAGCAGGGGCCAGCGGCCAGCATGAAACCACGCCTGCCGGCTGCCGTCCGCCATGCCAATGACCCACTGTGAATAATCAGCCGCCGACACGATGCGCGCCCCGGTCGGATGCAGGGTGCTGACTGACATGGCGCGTCCCAAATGCCCAGTCCGCTGATAGGTTTGCCCCGGTCGCTCCGGCACGCTGTAGCCGCCCGGCTCGCCGCCCATGTAGGATTTTACAACGCCCTGCATGGCTTCTTGGATGTCGGCCTGCGCGACATTCTGGACCGCTGGGCCGAGTTTACTGATGCCACGTTGGATGTTTTCGAGATTTGTAATCTTTAGAGTGACCTGAGTCATGCGATCATCAAGTCCCCAGCCTTATTATAGAAGCCATGCTGACAGTTCTCCCACCGCCCGCAACCGTAATTAGCGTTTCCATTGCGCGTCGTCAGGTCGCGCCTCTCCCACCACGAGAGCCTGTGCCACTGGCCTTTGTATTCCTGGCACTCGTCACAACTTTCCTTTCCATCGTCGCCGTCGAGCGTCACCATCGGATCGCCCTGCGCGCGCAGTTTGACGCGCTCTCCGAAGTTGGTCATGCTCTGTTCCCACAGGTTGAGCCGGCCCTGTGCCTCGTCCAGATCGGTGTCCTTGCTAACGAGCCAATCCGAGAAATCGTCAACATGTGACTGCTGCTCGCTCACGAATTCCTGCATGAGTTCAATGTCATCGGCTTCCGTCTCGGCCACATCGCCGCCGCCCTCGGTCCATGCTTCCTCGAACACGTCTTTGGCCGACGATTTGATCTCGGCCTTGAACTCGCGCCTGAAGTCGGCTTTGTTGCCGAAATGCGATGCTCCACCGCGCAATAGGTTCTGTATCAACTCCCCAATCGCGTCGCGGTAATCGGCGATGGCGCCGTCGAGAGACTTGACCGCATGGCCTAATATCGAGGCCACGCGGCGGGCGGCGCGGAGGTGGTCAGTGCTCACGTCCATTTGCGCCTGCCAATTGGTTGAACTTCCGCAGTTCTTCCACCGCCAATATCAATTCAGATTTCTCGGCGCCGTTGCCATTCCAATGTGTATCGAATACCCGCCGCACGTCCATGCGTGACTTGCAGGCTGCCAGTTCGGCGTCGAACGGCGCACCCACGCCCGTGCCTATCTGCGCCAACGCCTGCGTACGCCA